TTTGTTTTATTCTCAGATCCTCCCCCCCTTTCCAGCCGATTTCTCCGTAATCGAGTGTGCCGGCGGGAGTGTGGTCTTACCCTTTACATATTATATAGGTAAATTTGTTATGGTGTAAATCTATTCTTCATCATAATGATCTTTTTGAGGCAATATGTTATAAACATCACTTAATTCGAATAATTCGTTTAACAATCTACTATTACTCGTATTTGCATCATCTACAATAAAATTTATCTTATTCATTTGCGTAATTAATGCTTGGTTTTGTAATTTCAACGGAAAAAATGCAAAAATTAAAAAACTTATTACTGTAATAATGTAGAAAGGTGTAATTTTATTAAAATCAAGATTAATATCATTCTTGTCATCGGCTAATGCTTGAAATATAGAACCGGAAATAGCATGTAATATAAGAAAAGCGAATGCATACGCAAGCATATTTAAAAAACTAGTGAGTAAAGAAACATGAAAAATTGATTTATATTCAATTGATTGGTATTTATATGCAAATGTGCCTATGATAATTAACACAAAATACCAAAACCAGTTTGTATTTTTATATCTTTCGTAAAAATTTTTTATCAAATCAGCTTATTCTCTTTAGCCTTCTTAAGAAATTCTAACATTTTTTGCTCTTCGGGTGACAACATTTGTGTAACGGAGCCAGAATCGCCTGTAAGCTCACCATCAACCCAGAGGTCTATTGGTATTCCTGAATAAGATTTTAAAGCTCTCAGCTCGGCGAGAGTGGGCTCTGATTTATCAAGTCCTAGTTCTTCTACGCGACTTTCCGAGGTATCTATAATTTTTGCAATCTCATCATCCATGAGATTTTCTTCTGCTTGATAGTAATTGAGACGTTTTCCGAAAGTTTTGCGTTCCTTAAAAGCTTGTTCGTACTTTTGCTGTTTCTCTGATTTTTGAGGAAGGAACATAGGGCCTATTCCAAGTAATAACCAAGTTGGATTGAAATAGAACATTTGTGCAAGATTTATCAAATTTTCTTGTGTCAAATCTCTTTTACCTGTTTCATAATTCCAATATGCACGAAAAGATATACCAAGTCGTTCTGCCATTTGCTCCTGACTTAGCTTTGATATTATTCTTGCTTCTTTAAGTCTTGTATTAATAGTCATTTTTTTATTTTGTTAAAATTTATGAACAAATGTGCTTGACATTTTATGAACATTTGTGCATAATATTTCCATAAAGAACAAAAAGGAACTTTACTAAATGGAAAAATCTATTAGAACTAGTCTTTCCGAAGAACTTTTCGAAAAAGTTCAGGAAATGCGAGATAGTGGGTTAAATGTTTCTCAACTTATTAGAAACTTTTTAGCTAACTATCCTCTAGAACAAAACAAGGAGAGAATCGCTTAAACGATATCTCCCCTTAAATTATTCCGTAAGAATATCTTACCAAAAACACAATAAAAAGACTCCTATAAAGGGTCTATTTGTAATGCAAAATTTACAAAAGTTTTTAAATATGGAACCCAATAATGGCAGAAATCAACCCAAAAGAAATACCTAAAATAGAATTTCAATTGCACGCAAGATGCTTGCTAAGAAAAGTTGAACAATACTTCGAAGACCCGGTACATCAAAAAGAATATAAAGCGTGGCTAAGAGAATACAAGAGAAGTAAAAAACAAACAGCATAAGGAGCAAACAGCATGACAAACAAAGAATTTATATCAATCTGCATAGACGCGTTGTTGACAGTTGTGTTCTTTGTGGCGGCATATATCTTCTTTTGTGCTGCAGAACCGTTTTTGCAACTTTTACAGGGGGTGCACTAATGTACAATAACGAAACTTTATTAGAAATGCTGAATATAGCAACTAATTTTATGAATGAGCAGGAAGCCTGCTGTTACTGTGTACATAGAGACTATCCATCAGATTGCTCACACACGGATGAATGCTGCAAAGAAGGTATTTTCGAAGGGCTCAAACGAATGGCACAAAAGAATGTAAAGAAGGTGTCTTAATGTTTACACAAGAAGAACGTATGAGCTACATTGGCGGTTCAGATATTGCTGCTGTTATGGGCCAGAGCCGGTGGTCAACGCCTTACAGATTATGGGCAGAGAAAACAGGCAAGATAAAAACCGATTTATCAACCAATGAATCTGTAGAGATGGGAACAAGACTTGAGGGCTTTGTGGCTGATTTATTTAGTGAAAAAACAGGTAAGCAAGTCAGAAAGGCCCCTAAGACATACATCCATCCGGATTATCCTTTTTTAGTTGCTCATGTTGACCGACTTGTGACAGGTACAGATGAATTGTTGGAGTGCAAAACCTGTTCTGCATATAAGTTGGAAGAATGGGAAAATAAAATCCCTAAAGAGTATGTTTTACAGGTTATCTGGTACCTGGGAATAACAGGACGTAAAACAGGCTGGATAGCTTGCTTGATAGGCGGGCAGAAGTTTGATTACAAGTCCATAGAATTTGACAAAGACCTCTTTAATATGATGGTTGAAAAGTCCCTTAAATTCTGGAAGATGGTTCAAGATAGAGTCCCACCTGTTATTATGCCCGAAGATGATGAGGTTCTGGCACAGATTTATTCACATCATACAGCTGACCTCGTTCAGGTCCAGGAAATGGACGAAAGGGTTGCTTATCTGCAAGAAATAAAAATGCACATTGATGAATTGCAAAAAGAAAAAAGAGAAATTGAAACAGAGCTCAAAACTATGATTGCAGACAAGGCCGGGCTTATCACTGACAAGTATAAAGTTACGTGGAAATCTCAAATTCAGCGAAGAATCGACACTGAAACATTTAAAAATGAAAACCCTGATTTAGCACAACGATATATGTGTGAAAAATCAATAAGGGTTATGAGAATTACTAAAAACAAGGAGACCGAATAATGGCACAAAACGCAATAGTAGAAACAATACCGCAGCTGTCTTTAATCAATGACTTAGATGTAAATCTTGTTTCAGCAACACTTACAAAGGTTAAAACGCTTCAAAGCACATTAAAAAACATACTTACAGAAAACCACGATTACGGTAAAATTCAAGGCTGCGGAGACAAACCCACACTGTTAAAACCGGGGGCGGAGAAAATCCTTATGGCTTTAAGTATTACCTCAAGTTACGAACTTGTTGAACACACTGAAAGTTTTGAGGACAAAGGCTTTTTTGCTTATACAGTAAAATGTACGCTGCTCAAGAACGGTCAAAAGATAACCGAGGGCTTAGGCCATGCAAACTCAAAAGAAAAAAAATGGGCTTACGAATTTGTATATGAAAAAGACCTCCCGCCCGGAACTGACAAAGAACTATTGAAAAAGAAAAAGATTGAATCAGCAAAGGGTACTTTTTACAAATATGAGATAGAAGCTGATGCCAATTCAAAAGCCAACACCATCCTTAAAATGGCAAAAAAGCGTGCGCAAATTGACGCAGTATTGACAGTTGCAAGTCTTTCAGAAATATTTACTCAAGATTTTGATGACCTGCCTTCTGAAACCCAACCAACAGTGCAGCCAGTAGTAAACAAAATTAAGCAGGATACACAAGCTGCAAAAGATTTCTACTGTGACGATTGCGGTGCTGGAATAACCGAGAAAGTGGCTAATTACTCAACAGAAAAATTCGGCAGGACTTTATGTATGGCCTGTCAAAAAACAATTAACTCTTAACTCCTTCTCCAAGATAATGGAACATCTTCAGGGGCATATCCATCATGCCAGACCCGAATATATGCCCCTTTTTCTTATCAGATATCAGAGCAGAAGAATGTATAAAAAACAGTTAGAACCAACAATATTACGAAGATGGACAATGTCGGCAAAGGAATGCCTGGACAGAGGCTGCGTGTGCGACGGCTGTAAGTACAGCGAATATTTTAAAGGCACAAGATACAAATGCCAGATGAAAAAGTACGTAATAGCATTGGTTAAAAAATTCGGACATCCGAAAGACGTTCAAACAAAAACAATAATAGGTGAAAAATGAGCGGTTGGATAAGTATACACAGAAAAATACTTAATAATATTCTCTGGCAGGACAAACCGTTCAGCAAGGGGCAGGCCTGGGTTGACCTACTGCTCATTACAAATCATAAAAAAGGCTTGTTGAAAGTCAAAAACGGGTTGACCGTTGAAATTCAAAGAGGCGAATGCGGATATTCCGAGGTCGCATTGGCAGAAAGATGGGGTTGGAGCCGCGGAAAAGTTAGGCGCTTCATACAATACTTAAAATGCGAAAAAATGATACAGCAAAAAAATGCTGAAAATCGTTTAATAATCGAGGTTTGCAACTACGACCAATTCCAAACAGCACACCAAACGGTACACCAAACAGTACAGCAAACGGACACAAACAATAATGATAATAAGGATAACAATATAGAAGATGAAGAAGAAGAAAAAAGTGCCATTCAAATTTTGAAAAATTGGTACGGACAAGAATACAGAAATGTACATCTGACAGACAAAGAGTATCAAAAACTATTGGCATTCACGTTGAGTGAAAAAGTGTTGAGCCAGCTGATAGAAGACCTTTCAAAAAGGATAGCCGAAGGCAAAGAAAAAAACTGGTCAAAAGATACACCAAATATCCACTATGCACGTTTAAAAGCATACTGGGACTACCGGAGAAAAAATCCGGATAAATTCAGGCAACAAAATACAAAGGAGACAGACGGATGGAGATTATAAAATGTCAACATTGCGGAAAGCCATATGAAATGAAAGCTTTCACTGTTATTGGGATAACAAAAAAACTCTGGGTGGCACAATGCAATTGCATTGATAAGCTTGCAGAAAAGCAAAAAGAAGCACAGATACAAGAAGAAAAAAAACGTATTTTAGAAAAGAAATTCAAAAACTCAATGATGACACCGTTATTTCGGGAAAAGTGCTTTGATATGGTTGATAACAATGAGATGAAACGCAAGTGTATCGAATATGTTAAAGTATTCAAACCTCATAACTCAACGGGTTTAAGCTTGATAGGTAATGTCGGTACCGGCAAAACTACTCTTCTGGCTTGTATCTGTAATGAGCTCATGCAAAAAGGTTATAACTGTCTGTTTACACAACTTACAGATTTGTTGGATAAATTCTCTACTGCGCGCAGGTCAAGTGACGAAAGAGCAGAAGAAAAGCTACTAAACTGGCTTTTAGAATTTGACTTTGTTGTGTTGGATGACATAGGTCGGGAAAAATATACAGAAACCCGCCTAGAAGTTGTTTTTAAAATCGTTGACAAGTTGATTTCACACAAAATACCAATCGGCATAAGCGCAAATCCTGAAATGATAAAAAAACTTAAAAACATACCTGACTTTGCAGCAATATTAGACAGATTAAATGAAACTTGCCAACTTAAGCTTGAATTCAACGGTGAAAGTTTCAGGCGGCAAACCCACTAATAATATAGGCTTTTACGGTAATTAACAGGTAATTAACACACAATATACGAGGTAGCAATGGAAAAGAAAACACGGAAACAAAGCAAATACAAGTCTGAAATCAGAAAAAAAATTAGTGCACTGATTGTGAAAGGTTTTACAAACAAAGAAATTTCACTTGAAATCGGGCTGCATGAAAGCTCTGTTAACAATCATATAATATCGATGTTGGCCGAATTTAACTGTGCAAACCGTACACAACTTGCAGTAAAGATAGCAACAGGGAAGTAAAAGGAGGTTATCATGACAATTTCATTTACTTTGCCGATTAGTCCGGTAACAAAAAAGAATTCCCAGCAAATTGTAATGAAAGGTAAATATCCAAAACTGTTGCCGTCAAAACAATATAGAGAATTTGAAAAGAAGTGTTTACCGTATCTTTATCAGGTAAAAAATCAGACAGAAAGCATATTTTATCCTGTAAATGTCAAATGCATTTTTTATGTTGAAAAACGCTTCAATTATGACTTAACAAACCTGTTAGAGGCAGCTGATGACGTGTTGGTCAAATCGGGTTTAATCTTTGACGACAACAGAGACATTATAGCAGGTCATGATGGCAGTAGAGTTTTTTATGACAAGAGCAATCCACGTATTGAAGTGGTTATTTTCAAAATGGAAAATTATTCCCAGTGGAAAGACAGAAACATTGAGCAGATAGGATAAAGCTATGACACATGTTACAAGGAAAGATTTTTACGGGTTTCGCATGCTTATACAAGAATTGGAGCAGAAGACTTCGCAATATGAAGTTATGAATCGCAAATTGAGCGCGCCTGCTACTTCAATTATTTCATCAATGCCAAAAAGTCAAAACCAAACAAATAGGCTTGAATATCTATTGAATAAACGGATGGATTTAAGCAAAAAAATTGACCTTTTAAAAGTAAAGATAACCCAGGAGCGTGAAACACTCGACAAAGCGATGGAAATATTGAACGTTTCTGAGCGAACCGTGCTTGAGAGTAGATACTTTTTGCTCTATTCGTGGGACGAGATAGCAGGTGTAATTTTTGAATCATTTAAGGATTTTAAAGAAAACTACGAGGACTATTTACAAAAAACTAGGCTGATTCAAACTTATGCATTTAAAAAAATAGAGGGGAAAGATGTACGAAAAACTAACTAAAAAGGAAATAGAGGTATGCAAATGTCTGATTGACAGCAAAGGAATGTTTAACAGAAAAGAAATTGCGTTTGCTTTAGGGCTGTGCTTTTCTACCGTAAATACTCATTTAAATTCAATCTACGGAAAACTACTTATAAACTCCAAAGCAGAGCTTGTATATCTGCTCTGTACAGACAAAAGTATTTTAACCAACAACGAGAAAGGCTAACAGATGAGCTACATAGGTTTTATGAGAAACACAGTCAGTCATATAGAAAAGCTTTTTAACAAATATATGGAAAATTCAAAGAGCTATCCCTCGTCACTCGAAAAAGAAGATTACAAAAACTTTGTTTTCCAAATGGAGCGCATCCACAGATACGGCGAGATAGAAGACGAAAAAGAATACAAAAAGCTTATGAAACGATTGAAAGAACACGATTTAACAACAGTTGTAGAGCTTAGAAAGGCGATAAAATGAAACTACAAGAACTTGAACAAAAATACGAAGAACTCGGCAGAGAAATTGAGAAGCTGAAAAACCAGAAGAAGGGTAAGAGGTGGAAGCCTGATTGTGGTGAAGAGTATTATTTTATAGGCTTATTTGGCGGTGTATGCGAATTTTCGTGGAATAATTGTCCTCAGGACAATTATCTATATTCTCAAGGCAACTGCTTCCAAACAAAAGAAGAAGCTAAAGAACAGTCTGAAAACCTCAAGACAAAAGCAGAGCTAAGAGCGCTGGCAGAAGAGTTAAACGGCGATGAGGTTATTGATTGGAACGACGGCGAGCAATGGAAATATTGTATTTTTTACACATCCAGAGGAGACTACATTGATAGTGATGAAATGTGCGCCTGTCAAAGTCAAGGTGCAATCTATTGTTTAGACCCCGACTTTCTAGACAAAGCCATTGAGCGCATAGGCGAAGAACGTTTGATTAAGATGATTAAGAGCGGGGTGTAGGATGACTAAAGAACTATCAAAACAGCTGTGCGAGCTGTGCGGAATCAAGCCGAAATATTATTTTTATGACTTTATGCATAAAAAATTCATAGAAATTATCCACAAAACGTATTTAAAATTAAAAAATGAATATCAAACAAAAGAAGCTTACCCTGACTTCGGCAAGCCAGAGAATTTTATAAGGTTATTTAATCTTAAATGGTATTTACCTGATGATGAATATGGTACTCAGGAGGCGGGGCTTGCTTTTTATGTATTGTTTAATTATGGAAACAGCTCACAGGATTGGAATACCGAGGGATTTATCAGGATTCTAATAGAAATACTACAAAACACAAGAAGCGAACTTTATATTAAATATATAAAACAATCAATCAGAGAGGCAGAGTGGGTGTATGTATAGCAAGCTGAAGCTAATTTTGCTAATAAATATCATTTTTATACTTGCAGCAATAACACAGGATTTTTGGCTGCTTATCCCGCTGAATATCGGTATGTTATGGAGCACATTAATGAAAGGTTGACAAATGTATAAACCACAAGAACAAATGTCAGAATTGGAAAAAGAATTAGAATTACAATTTTATAGAGCTTCACTCGAACTGTATGAAAAACAAATTAATTTAGTATGGGAAATATTAGAAAATGACAAGACAAACATAAGTAATTTCGAAACATACAAAAAATTATTAGAAATGAAGGAAAAAGTAGAAGAAGCTATAAAAGCAAAGGGATATAACAAATGACTAACCACATAGAACAAATGATGAAAGCTGCGGGAGTGAAACCAAGGTTCTATATGGAAGTAAATGTAGGAGACCTTGATTGTAACTTTCAGGAAGTTTCAGAAAAAACGTTGAAAAAACTATGGGAGAATTGGGGATTTCATTTGCAATGTTCAGATTATTGGATGGAGGATGAAGAGGCGGAAAGTATCCCTGAAAATTTTGAAGATTTTAAAAGATCTGATTTTTGGGAAAAGAAATACCCGCCCTTCACTCCTGCCAAGCAGCTGGAGCTGATTAAGCTGATAGCTGATTTCCATTGTTTCAAAGACCTCAACGGGTTTTGGAATATGACAAGTGTAGATATGGGGAAACATCAAATATACAGTTTATGTTGTGAAAAGTCTTTTGAAGATTCTCTAGCTGAGTTTACAACCCACTTGATTGCAAGAATAACAATCGACAAAGCAGAAGTAAAGAGGATTCTGGAAGATGACTAAATACTGTATATCTTATGAATGTTTTAAACAATGGCTAGAAAGCGAGTTGTAATGAAGAATTACGAGATATGGTTGACATCATCAAACGGGGATTCAAAAAGCTTAGTAAAACGCTATCCCTTTGAAATCCAAGCTGTCATTTGGTGCTTTATGAACAAATTTATAAACAGCGGCAGCGGATATTATTTTCTTGACCCAAGAGTTGAAATAAAGGAGGTAAACAATGACAACTAACTACGAACGAATAAAAGCCATGAGCCTTGACGAGATGGCGGAATGGTTGAGAATATATACAAATTGCGCATTTTGCAATCAGATTTTTGGTTCTGTAACATGCTCAAATTGTAAACAAGACTATGAAAGACCCTACAAAAATTGGCTAAAGAAAGAGGCAGAGAATGACAGATAAAAAAGAAATAATAATTGATGGCGTGGATGTGAGTGGGTGTGAATATTATGACCAGGGTATTTGCAATATTCCTGATGTAATAGAAACTTACGATAGCTGTATAGATAAAGGCGCCTGCTACTTCAAACAGCTCCAACGCAAAGAAAAAGAGTGTGAAGAGGTATCAAATGAAATCGTAGAGTTAAATGTTAAATACGAAACAGTTGTTAACCTAGCTAAAAAGAATGCTGATGCAAACGAGTATTGCTTGCAAGAATTGGAAAAAGAAAACCAAAAACTCAAGCAAGCCCTTGATGAGATTGAGAAGATGATTGAAAGTATCATAACTGATTGTGACCCAATAACACCCAATTATAGATTAAATCAGATTAACGATAGAGCTTACGATATCCTCGACATCATCCGCAAGGCGAAAGGAGAAGAAGAATAATGCATGTCTTCGCAAGCTCTCAAGATGCCGCAAAAATAGCAAAGAAAATTGAAAAGCTAAAACAGCAGCAAAAAATCTCGACCTATGAGCTCGCATTAGACATGGGGTTGAGCGAATACCCAATTCAGACACTGCTTCCACACAACAAAGCAACTGTAAAAACAATCAACACAATAAATTATTACTTAACTTCATTGTAAAAGGTTCTAAATAACATGAAATACAACTAGCGACACAATTTTTAGCTTATTGAGGAGATTTTATGAAGCTTACGGAAGAACAAAAAGTTATATTAGAGGAATTGATTAGCGGCAGCACAAACCAGCAGATAGCGGATAAAACAGGATACTGTGAAAGAAGCATAAAACGTAAAATAAAACATTTATTTAACACATTTAATGTAAAAAATCGTTCTTCCCTTGTGCGCGAAGCAATCATTGCAAAATCAAACGGTATTATTTAAAAACTTGTCCCTTTAGGGACAAAATAATTTGCTATAATAACAATAAGCCTGAAATGTCTAATGCCGGACTTAAATTGCACGTATGAGGCGGACCGGAGCTATGGCATTTAGCCGAAAGGTAAAAAAGGGCTTTGTTGCCGTCTTTATTTTGAGGTTTTTATGTATTGTTGTAGTGAACTCTTGAAAGTTACCCGTTTGATTTTTAACACAAACGGATATTACAAACGTGTTGAATTTGCAGTGTGTCAAAATTGCGGAACTCCTCATACGCTTGTTTATACTATGCGAAAAGACGGCAAAGACAAAGAAAAATTTTTCAAAGGCAAAACTGCCGTTAACGAGTTCAAACGATACGAAAAGAGGAAGAATTTTTGCAGACAAGGCTCTTTCTCAAATCAAAACGTTTTTTACGGAGATTTTCTTAAAACCCGCAAAAAAGATATTAAAGGGAACCCGATATATCAACAAACACGTAAAAACTTCAACGGACAATACGAAATCATAAATACAATACATACAAACTACTCAACTATGTAGATGCAGTTATTCAGGGTGAACATCCCTCTTTTTCGTCATATTATTCACCCTGTTTTTTTAGATTATGGGAAAATTAGCAATACTGGGCGTAGGTGAATCGCTAAAAAACTTTGACTGGGATTCTGATTATGAGGTCTGGGGATTAAACCATCATCAAGACAAATTCAAGCGTTATGATTTGTGGTTTGACCTGCACAAACAAGAAAAAATCGAAGGTATTATTACTCAAGCCAACTTCCCGTTTGAGGAAGTGTATAAGCTTCGCCGGATTCCGGTTGAAGGAAGGACGATTGAAAAGCACCGCTACTTTGCATCTTCAATGAGTTACATGACAGCTTATGCTATTTTGAAAGGATATGATGAAATCCTTTTTGCGGGATGTGACTTCGACTGTGCAGACGAAAAGCGTACAAAACAAAGAGAATGCTTAGAGCAGTGGATTGCATTTGCGCAGGGGCGGGGAATAAAGATTAAAGTCATTGCAGGCTCACCGCTTGCAATGGAAACAGGGCAGTATGTTAATGTATAATTAGGCAAGTTTTGAAATAATATAATTTACAAAAGCACTGCAAGATACCAGCATAAACTTTGCATCTGCTTGGTCAACTTTAGATTCATCCAACAATGAATGCCTGAGCCCGCCTTCTGAATTGGTATAAAAATAAATTTTTTCTAACCCGGCTTTTAATTGAGGATTTAGTACAAGACCTTTGCTTTCAAGTTTTTTTAGAGATTTATCAAGAGTGCTCTCTCCTGTGAATTTTCGACATAAAGCTTCAACAGCGGATATAGATTCTTTTATGGAATTTCTGTAATCAGGATTTTCTCTATCAGACAAATGAGAAAGAGCTTTAGTTATATGAGATTTTACGGCAATATCATTATTAGAAGCCGCAGCTTTTTCAATTTCCTTTATTTCACACTCCGCAGTTATTTCTACAATATTAGAATCAACTAATCTGTATGCACAATTTTCTTTCTCCAGAATTTCATTTATTTTATTTTTAATACTTTTATACCCAAAATATCTGTAAAATTCTTCAATCAGATCATAAACCTTGTACCATTCATAATATACAAAGATATTTTTTAGAAATGAGTAGTCTGGGTGTGTATTTAAACTCAAACCTGTTCCTGTTTTGTAGCAAGGAAATTCATCTATTCTGTTTTTTAAAAAATCAACCCATATATACTCTGCAAACCCAGGCAAACTCTGCACAACAGCCGGCGTAGTATTGCATATTTTCCAGAACATACTCCATAACAAATTTCTTGTTTCATTGTCTAATGATTGGACTTGAAACTCTTTGATTTTTTCATACCCATATCTTTTTGAAAATGTATTCATGCCAAAACCTTTGATTTAAGACCTTATAAGTATAATATCATGATAATAAACAATTAAAATCTATGACAGGAAGACCTAAAAAATTTAAAACAGTTAAAGCGCTTCAAAAACTTATTGATGCATATTTTGATGACTGTGAAGCAAACAAAAAACATGTAACCCTTACAGGGCTTGCGCTGTGGCTTGATACCACACGTGAAACGCTTATGGATTATCAAAAGAATGATGAATATTCTGACACGATAAAAAGAGCAAAATTAAGAATTGAAAACGCTTATGAAATGCGGCTGATTGACAGAGGAAACGGTGGCGATATTTTTGCACTGAAACAGTTTGGTTGGTCGGACAAACATGAAGTAACAACTGCACCTGCGGAGAATACAAGAAAAGCCTACTTAGAAGCAATGGCAGGTATGAATGCCGATAAAATGGGAGAACAGCAAATACAGCCTTAAAGCCAGAGCATTTCTTGCGAAACAGCCTCAGGATTTTCCTTTGCTCACACTCTTAGACGGTGCTGTCAGGAGCGGAAAAACCTTAAACATAGTGCAAAAGATTCCGCAAATATTTGACTCAATCGGAAATGAAAACCTCAAGGTGTTTTCGGGTTATTCAAAAAGCACTGTGAGAAACAACGTGCTGATTGAACTTAAACCGTTCATTGAAAACTATCTCGGGGGAAATTTTAAGTATAACAGCGCATCGGGCGAACTGGACATCACACTGTTTGGCAAAGTATATAACTGTCTTGTGGTGGGGGGCGGAAAGTCTGACAGCTCGTCGGCAATTCAAGGCGGAACGTGGGTTTTTTGGTATGCAAACGACCTGCCGCAGCATCATTACAGCTTTTACAATATGGCGCTCAGCCGTCTGACACCGGCAAATGCAAGAGCCTTTGCGGACAGCAACCCCGAAAGCTCTAACCACTGGCTTTATCAGGAGAAAATCAAGCCTTATCTTGAGGGGAATCAAGATGTAAAAGATGTTTTTGAATACTGGCATTTTACAATGCACGACAATGCAAATTTGTCGGATGTTTTTATACGGAATCAGGAAAAACTTTATACAGGGGCATTTAAGGCTCGAAAAATAAACGGGCTGTGGATTGTCGCTGACGGGCTTGTATATGACACTTTCAAGGTTGAAAAACATACGCTGCCGCATTTAGAGATTCTGGAAAAAATCCAGAGCGGCGAGATTGTGGAGTTTTTCCTCGGCGTGGACTGGGGGTGGGTGCATCCTACGGCGGTTACACTTTTCGGTTTTTCAAAATACGGTGTGTATTATCAGATTGATGAGCTTTACGGTCCAAAGATAGAAGCGGACAGTGTAATAAACTGGATAGAGCAGAAACAAAACGAGTATCAGCGGTTTTTCAGCTTTACAAACTGCGATAACGCCAGACCCGAGCAAAACGATAAATTGCGAAACAGCCTCGGGCTTGTTGTTTATGAGGCAAAACCCAAAGTCGAGGACAGCATTGCACTTGTCAGAAGCGTTATAAACTATGACAGATTGATTGTGTCTGACAGGTGCGTTCATACATTGCAGGAGTATGCAACATACCGCTATCCCTCGGAAGATGAGAGGCTCAAATCGACAGTGCAGGCGGATTTACCAATAAAGCTAAACGATGACTGTATGGATTCATCAAGATATGCCCTGTTTAAGCACTTGACGACATACAATAATTTTGGAGCAGGAAACTTTATAAAATGTTGACTTCGTTTGATACACGGGAAATTATAAAAAAACTAAAACAAGACTCCGCAGAAACAAAGCGTTTTGTGGATTATAAAAGATACAGAGAACTGTACCGGTCGGAATTTGCGGCACCTTTTGCAAGCGTGCTTATGAAAATAAGAAAACGCTACCCCTTGCAGGATACAACCGCTCAAAGCCTCGTGGAAATTAACCTCTTTAAAGCTTTGACAGACTTTTTTAAATTCCTCACAACAAACAACGACTTTGAAATTGTTACAGATAAACAGGAGATATGGGACAAAATTTCCGAAGAAAACAATTTTATCTCTGTTTTAAAAGAGGTCTGTATCGACAACTCAAGGTTTGGCAACGGACTGTTTAAACTTGCGTTTGTTGATGATAAGGTGAAAATTTTTTCAGTCTGCCCCGATTGCTGGTTTCCTGTTTTTAATAACGGAAATCTGAACGACTTAGCCGGTCATATCCTTATCTATGACATAGAAAAAGACGCAAAAGCTTACAAACACATTGAAAAAATCCACAAAGGCTATATTGAAAACGAAGTGTGGATGGTTTCAAACGGTGAATTGTCAGCGCAGGTGGAAAATGTTCGGGACTTTGGACTTGTTGAGATTGATGATTTCTCGGACAAATGGGATGACTTTGTCCTGTTCCCTGTCAAAAACACGTCAGAAAGCGACTGTTATTATGGCGAAAGTGATTATAAGAGCTGCGAAAGCATTGTGGAAGAGATAATGCTCACAGTGAGCCAGAACTCAAAAATCATCAACCGCCACGCAAACCCGAAACTTGCAGGAAGCCTTGAAAACACGCAGCTTAACCCTGTTACCGGTGAAAGATATTTTCCCAACAGCGATTTTGTAAAAATCGGCTCTGACGGGCAAAAGCCAGAGTATATAACGGCTGATTTGCAATCGGAAGCGATAAAAGCACATATAAACACGCTTATGCAGTTTTTCTATATTCTGACAAAAACCCCTCCGCAGGCTTACGGAGTGGATTTGTCGGGTAATATGTCCGGTGAGAGCCTGCAAAAAATCTTTATGTCTGCTGTTGCAAAGGTTGAGGACATCAGGGCGGTTTCTCTTAATAACGCAATCAAAAAGCTTGTAAAATGCGCACTTGCATTTTCAGGAGCAAAAGATGCAGACGTGTCTGTTAACTGGGGAAATGCGATAAAGCTTGATTATACGGAAGTGGTCAAAACCTGCAACGACAGAGTACTTGCTGGCACTCAAAGCAAGCTGTCAGCGATAAAGCAGATGGATAAAGCTACAGACGAACAGGCAGAAGAAGAATTAAAACAGATTCAAGAAGAACAAAAAGCAGATGCAGCTGTGCCGATTGAAGACGTAATGATTGATGACTAATGAAATACGCAAAATTCAGTTAAAACAAAAAAAGTCGTTGCTAAAGATTTATAAAAAACGTCTTGAAGAAATAAAAAAATCAATATTAGAACTTGCAACCTCCGGCGGCAATACACTCAAGCTTGCTATTGAGAAGAAAAAACTGGAAAAACTTATCCAAAAACTCGAACAGGAATTTAAGGAATTTTCAGACGAAGCGATTGAAGAAAGTTACAGACAGGGAGCGCAAGACCAGAAAAAAAGAATCAGCGCACTCGGCATTGCTGTTATAGCTCTGGCTTCTATACAGATTGCAAGTATTGAAAATATTTATTATTCTCACCTTTTGAGAATAACAAAAGAAATAGCTGCGAAAGTAAAGTCTTATGTTCGCACGGATTTTTCAGACAAACATAAGGTTGTGCAGGCTTTAAATAATCTTTCACAAACCGGTATTCTTTCAAGTGAGGTTGATACTGAGCGCTGGCAATCGTTGATGAAACGATTGGAGCAAAATTTTAAGAACAAAGATATTTTTACAATCCCTTATTTTGATAAAAACGGAAATGTTGTAAGACGTGTAAAAGCCTCCACATATGCCGAAATGCTGGCTCGCACACTGTGCGCACAAACTTTCAGAAAAGCTGCAAAAGACAGCATACTTGAGCAGTTTGAAAATGAGGGAGATCTTGTAGAAATTTTGGGAGAATCAGTATATCCTGACAGCCCTTGCATACCTTATCAAGGGAAGGTGTTGAGCCTTACAGGCAGAACAAAAGGTTATACAACAGTAAAAGAAGCAGAAACAAACGGATTATTCCATCCGAATTGTATTCATAGTTTTGCTGTAACAGAAAAAGTAATTGATGCATATTCACAAAAGGATATCAGTTTAAAAGCATAATTATCAGAAAGGAGTTCTAATGTCAGGTACAGAGGAACAAAACTTAAACATTCAGCCTGGTGCTGAACAGGCAGGAAGTCAGTCAGGCACTGACAACAATGCACAAATAGAATCTTTGAAAGAGCAGATTTCAGAACTGCGAAAAGAGGCGGCAAAATACCGCACAAGCGCAAAAGGCAAAGAAACTGTCGAAGAACAGTTAAAGATTCTGCAAGAGGAATTTGCAAAAACAAAGAAAGAAAATCTTCTTGTAAAACGTCAGGCATTACTGGACAAAGCAGGCTGCATAAAGTCCGATCTTGTCGTCAATGTAATCCCCGAGGACTGTGAGGATGTGCAGGCATGGATTGACAATTACAAAAAAGAAAATGAAATTTTATTCAAAAAAGAAAGTACAAATCATGGGGGTAATTATAAACCCTCTAATACAAAGAATATGAATCCCGACGAGGTTATGAATATGTTCATACGCACCGCAGCGGGCAGAAGATAAGGAGATAAAATATGGCAGTAAATGCAGCAACTGATGCTAAAGCTATTTTGAGAACAAATGCAGAGGCATTGATACCTGTTGAAATATCAAACGAAATAATTAAAGAAGTACCGCAGGCATCCAAACTCTTGCCTTTAATGAAAAGATTACCAAATATGTCTGCTTCACAAAAAACTATTCCTATTACAAATGCACTGGCAAGTGCATACTTTTTGAACGGCGAAACAGATTCGAAAAAAACATCAAATGCCGAATGGAAAAAGTTAACTCTGACAGCGGAGGAATTGGCTGTTATTATCCCGATTCCCGAAGCTACACTTGCAGATTCAGCATTTAATATTTGGGGCGAAGTTAAACCTCAAATCGTTGAAGCATTAGGTATTGCGATTGACCAGGCTATTTTGTTCGGTACAAACAAACCTTCTTCATGGCCTGAGGCAATAGTTACACAGGCAGCAGCCAAAAGTCATTCTGTTGAAATCGGTACAGGAGTAGATGTAGCTTCTGATATCATCGGCGAAGAAGGTATTATGGCAAAAGTCGAAGCCGACGGATACAGAGTTACAGGCTTTATTGCCGATACAATTATGGAACCAAAGCTTAGAGATTTGAGAGATAAGAATAACAATCCTATCTATGTTCCTGCTCTAACTGATCAGGTGCCTGATTCACTTGTCGGCAGACGTATTGCATATGACAACACAAGCACTTTTGACACAGAAAAAGCATTGATGGTATGCGGCGATTTTTCAAAAGCTGTTTACTCAATTCGTCAGGATATTACATACAAAGTGTTAACAGAAGCCATCATTCAGAATACGGACGGCTCAATCGCCTACAACCTTGCTCAGCAGGATATGGTAGCATTGCGCTGTGTTATGAGACTTGGTGTACAGATTGCAATACCGGCAACAAGAAGAAAGGGTGTAAACGGTTACCCGTTTGCAGTTTTGACTCCGGAAAAAGCTTCAGCTTAATTATTATAAGGGCAGGTTGTTCAACAGTCTGCCCGGCTTTTTTAAGGTAAAACTATGATAAAAATTAATGAAAACAGCTATGTAACAGTTGAAGAAGCTGACGAGTATTTTGAAACTCGCCTGGGGGCTGATTCTTGGACTGAAATTGATGAGCAGCAAAAAGAAAAAGCCTTAATTACAGCCACAAAAAAAATAGACAGACTCCCTTTTATCGGATACAAAAAATCACCTTCACAGCCTTTGCAGTTTCCAAGGATGTATTACAATTCCTGCTCAGCTTGCGGCTTGCAAATTGCAGATATTCCGCAGCAGCTTAAAGATGCCGTGTACGAAGAGGCACTGACCACGCTGCAGTTTATTGAAAATAATTCACAGGAAGTCTACAACGGAGCAGTTGAGAGCAGTTATCAATCGTTAAAACTCGGTGATGCTTCGATAACCTACGGTTCTAAGTCTTCAACAAGCACCTCCAACAGCGGTCTTTTGTCTAAAAATGCAGGAGATTTACTGCAAGGATTGATTAAAGTAGGGTTTGATATTTCAAATCCGGTATTTTATGAGGTCTATTGATGTTTAAAGAGCCTTATGCAAAATTACTCAGACAAAAAAGCTATCGCGAAGCACTATTAAAAGAATTAAAAAAACTCGACAGAGAAGTCATTTCAGCCGGGATACATAAATCAGACGGAGCAAAGGTTGTCGGTTCTGATGGTGTGAAGCTTATTGATATTGCTGTTCAAAACCACTACGGAAACGAATGGATAATGCCTCGCACAGTTCGTTTTCAAAAAAACGGCAAGTGGTTTGCAATTAAAAAAGACACGCATATAAAAATCCCTGCGACTCGTTTTGTTTCAAGGCTCATTGAAAATCAGCAGGAGCGGGTCAGGCTTTTGGAAGAAGTTCAAGCAAACTTGCATATTCAGTTTAGTAATGCCAACAGATTCGGAGAAATCAAAATATCCGATACTGTAAAAAACATCGGGCAATACATGAAAAATCGCATAAAAAGCTACATTGATGACAGAGTCTTTGAAACAAACGCACCTATGACAGTTGAGGCAAAAGGATTTGACCAAAGACTAAAAGACAAAGGATTGTTGTATGAAAGCATTGACTGGCGCTCAAAAAAACAGAGAAAGCATTCATAAATGAGCAGAGCAAAGTTTTTGATAAAAAAAATGGGAGGGAAAATATACGATATTTTTTCCGAAACAATAACTATCGACCCGGATACCGGTGCAGACAATGTTAAATATTCCAAAACAGACTCTGTTCTTGCTTATATTCAACCGACAGGCTCGGGCGGCAGTGTAAAAGGCATTGTTTTGCAGGACAACCGAAGCGGCGACAGCAAAATTTCAGATTTTTTCATGTACCACGAAAAGATTCTGAAAGAACACGATAGAGTTTTTTACGGTAAATACTGGTATGAGATAAGGGCTATTGAGCCTTGGGAGTCTTCATTTATGAAATTTTACAAAAGCTATTTAGTGAAAGTTGACGGGCAAAAATGAAAATAGAAGAAGCAAAGAAAATAATTTATATTTTCTTTAAAAATCGTGTTTCTGCGGATTACCCGCAATACTTTGGGTTAACTGACAATGCTTCGGACAAGATTTTCTGGAGCAAAGTCAAGCAAAGTATGCCGCAAAAGCCTTACATAATGCTTTCGGAAGCTTCTGTGTCAAAGCTGTATAAGCGTTTTGAAACCTTTCACAAAAACGGTCAGGACTTTGTGCGCAAGGAGATGCGACTTCTTGTTACCTTCGGTGTTTATACTCTTAACAGCGACGGAAGCCTTGTCGAAGCGGACAATCTGGCAACAGAGCTTGTTGAATACATACAGGATTTATTTACTGAGACACAAAATACCTTCGATACCTTATCAGCACAGGGGATTACGGTAAATGAGCTGGTGAGCTCGGATATAAGGGACTTGAGCCAATTTTCACAGACAAATCAGGAGTTTCGGAAAGAGATTGATATAGCGTTTGAATATGACGACATTCAAACTTATACGCCTGAACTCGGTCAGGACCTGGATATGGAAATAAGCAATAAATAGCGGAAAGGGCTGTGCGTTAAACAAAAGCAACAAATAGTGAGAAGGGCTGTGCCCCTGAACATTTAGCAAGGGTAGGGCAACGTCCGCCGAGGAAAAGAAGCCATATAAAATAAAGGAGAAAAAAATGAGCGTTTATGACAACTTAATCAGCATTTTGTTCAAACTGCCGGACGGCAGATCGTTGAACGAATACTACAAAAACGTTTTGCTGGTCGGCAAGATTACAGAGGACGACTTACAAACTGACGTGGAATTCCCGTCAGGGGGGGTGGGCAAGTATTCTTCTTATGACGAAGTTATTGCCGTGTTCAAACCAACTTCACAGTTTGCAATAGAGGCAAACGCTGTTTTTAACCAAAAAAGCAATTCACAAACCACATCGCAGATTCAATATCTGATGATTGCAAAACAGGATGACTCCGGAACCCTCGCTGACGTGCTCAACAGAGCAAAAGTAGCGGACGGCAGATTTGCAAAGGTTGTTCCTGTTTCTCGTGTGGCAGCTGATTTAAAAGCAGTTGCCGACTGGTGCTTGACGAATAAAAGATTCTGCGACCTGCCTGTTACCGATGTTGACGACGTGGCCGAAATTGTCGCGGGCGGAAACGATTACGCTTACGGCGTGTTTTCAAAATCCGCAACAAACCCGATTGCTTCGGCTGTTGCTTCTACGTCTACTTGCGGATATTTCGGAGGCAAAGACGGTTCTGCACAGTTTACACAGCTGACCGGGATATTACCTGAGGTTTATACAGGTGAAGAAATCTCTGAAATGAACACAAACAATGTTGCTTATTACACAAACGTTTCACCCATAGACGGCGGGCAAACAGAGGGGTTCGGGTATAATTGGATCATAGGTTCGAGAATGCTCGGCGGTGAGTTGAGACAGAGACAGATGATCAAGGATTATATCGAAAAAGATATGGGGCTTATGGCTCTGGAATTCTTTAATCAAAAGCCCGTTTATGACGAGACCGGAAACAACCTGCTTTTGACAATGGCTCAAAAACGTTTCAGAAGCTATCAGACGTACAACCTTGTAATTGAGACAAACAACGAGCAGACAGGGTTTGAACTAAAGGTTATTCCTATCAGAACAGGCGCTGACAGCATTATGAACACCGATGTTGAAGCTTATAACGCTAAAAAGTTTAAGCTTCAAGGTTATTACTATGATGCTATTGTCGGGGAGAAGGTGGATTTCTTGTTCTACGTAGACCCGTCAGACGAACAGGTGGAGCAGATACTTGGCGATGATTAGAGAGAGGGGCTGTGCCCCTAAACCTACACATTAATTTGGAATAGCCCGCTGAGATGGGGTAGCCTTATAAAAAAAGAAAGGATGAATAATGGCAGTTTATGACGCTAAGAATATCCAGTTTGTCTGGAGAGGTTTAACGCTCACAGGAACAGGTGACGACCACGCTTATAACATTACACAGCAAAACGACAGCTTTACACCGTACAAAGGTGTGCAGGCCGAGGGATTGAACATTGTAAACAACCAAAGACAATGGCAGATCACAAGAACATTTAAAGCGGACAGTGTATCTTTACCGATTTTGATACAGGATAATCTCAATAATGTAGAAGATACATTAGTTGTTCGTGACTTGAATACAGGCATAACAGACACCTTTACTGACTGTGTTATCCTGAATATTTCAGGCGAGCAAGATTCAGGAACCCGCACAGTAACCTGGAATGCTTTGTACAGAAACGGCAAGTAATTTTTTGATATAATAAACTCAGGGTAAACCCACACTCCCTCAGCACACTCATTTAGTGGAGAAAATGGCTGAAAGGGGGTGATACTATGGATAACCGAATAATAAAAGCCGCTATAACGGCAATTATAGCAGCTTTAAAAATTATTATTCTTTATCTGTAGGGGGTGAAGTCAAGCTCCGAAGAAGTAGTGATTCTTTGGGGCTTGCCCCTATATGTTTATTATAACCTATTTTAAACAAAAAACAAGTGAGGTTATAATGATAGAATGCACGGTAAACGGACATAAATACACAACTGCTCCGTTATATTTTGAGGATTTTACGACACTGGGCTTTATGACAGAGGAAAAGGTTTATCCTTTTTTGACCTGCCTGACAGCGTGCATAGCAAACAATCTTTCCGATGCGGAACTTTTAAAGGCTCTTTACACCAGCTGCAAGGATATTTTTAACAGAGAAGATTTGAAGTTTATTTCCAATCTTGTGTTGAATCGTGAGCACATGACAATAGACGGCAAGAAACCTGATCAGGCAGCGTGGGAAAAACACTGGCAGGAGGTTGGATTTATGGATTACAGAGTTGTTGTGTTCCATTGTATGAGGCAAAACCTCGGAAATTTTTCGAGTTTGTCCGCTCTGTTACCGGACGGGTGGACGGACAAAATGAAACAGCAAATAGAAAAGAAATTATCAATTCTGTTTACAAACTTAAGCGAACAAATACAAAAATAAAAGCTGATTCCGTAAAAAACACAATGAATCTTTTTATGGCAAACAAACAGCTCGGTTTTGGTGTAAACCTCGAAGAGTTAAAGCGTATGACACCGCAGGAAGCGTATTTGTTCGGACAACAGGTTGCAGAAGCACTGCGCCAATTGGAAATTGAAAGATTAGCAAGATAATGGCAATTGATGAATTACTGGTAAAACTCGTATCAAAACTGGATGACAAAGGCTTTAAAGAGCTTGATAAGTTGGAAAAGAAAGCTGATAAGCAAACAAGAATTTTGTCTGCTTCTTTACGCAACATGTTTGTCGGGGTTATTGGAAACATCGGAGTTAAAGAAATTGTTGATGCGAGTGTAAAGCTGGACAGCTTAAAGACCTCGTTTGCGGCTCTTGCCGGTTCAGACGCAGGAGGAGCCGAACAGTTAAAATACTTAAGAGAAGAAACTCAAAGACTCGGTCAGGATTTTGTTACTGCTGCGGAGGCATATAAGAATCTGTTTTCTGCAGGCAGAGGTGCAGGCATGAAGCCTGATGAGATACAGCAAATATTTTCTTCTGTTTTGGAAGCAGGCACTGTTCTGGGGTCATCCCAGCAGCAAATGCAAGGTGCATTGATGGCACTAGAACAAATGATTTCCAAGGGCAAAGTGTCAATGGAAGAATTACGCCGTCAGCTTGGCAACGCCTTACCGGGTGCAATGCAGATTGCGGCTCTTGCTATGCACACAACCTCAGAAGGTTTGCAGGAGATGCTGGAAGCCGGATTGGATTCCAAAAAGTTTGTAACAGCATTTGCAAATCAACTGCATTATGAATTTGGAGACAAGGCAGTTAGTGCTTCACACACTTTAAGAGCGGAATTGGCAAGACTTGAAAATGCTGTTTTTGATTTAAAGACCTCCTTTCTAGATGGCGATGCAGGTACAGACCTTGGCAAAGTTATTGTGCAAGTAACAAAAATATTGCAGAGTCCGGGGTTAAAACAATCATTAAATGTTGTTGGTAAATTAACAGTATTTCTGTTAAAAAACATCAGGCTTATAGCAGGAACAATAGTAATAATAGGCATTAGACGTTTGATATCAACATTGGCTTTGCTAAGGTTGGAATTGCTTACTACCACTTTTGCAGCGGGTTCGCTCGG